AAAAGTATTAACGTTATTTCAAAACAACGATTATAGCGCTATATTAAAATCTAGGCAATTAGGTATATCTACCTTAGCATCTGGTTACTCTCTTTGGTTAATGACTTTCCATAGAGATCGAAACGTACTAGCTTTAGCTACTACACAAGCAACAGCAAGAAACTTAGTAACTAAAGTACAATTCATGTGGGAAAATCTACCTTCATGGTTAAAAGTAGATGCTGCTGAAAATAATAAACTATCCCTTAGACTTACTAATGGTTCAAAGATACAAGCTAAATCATCAAATGCTGATGATGCACGTTCGGAAGCAGTATCATTATTAATAATTGATGAAGCAGCTTTTATTGATAACATTGCTGAGACATGGGCATCTGCACAACAAACTCTAGCAACGGGTGGTGGTGCTATTGTATTATCAACCCCTTATGGTACAGGTAACTGGTTTCATCAAACATGGGTTAAAGCTGAAAACGGAGAAAATGATTTTTTACCTATCAAATTACCTTGGTATGTCCATCCTGAAAGAGATCAAAAATGGAGAGATGCTCAAGATGCATTACTTGGTGATCCTAGACTAGCAGCACAGGAATGTGATTGTGATTTTAGTACATCAGGTGATATTGTATTTTATAATGAATATTTAGAGTACTATGAAAAAAGCTTTATTAAAGATCCATTAGAACGTAGAGGAGCAGATCAAAATCTTTGGGTATGGGAAAATGCTGATTATACTAGGTCTTATATGGTAGTAGCAGATGTCGCTCGTGGTGATGGGAAGGATTTTTCTACTTGTCATGTAATGGATATTGAAACTAATGTACAAGTAGCAGAATATAAGGGACAAATTGGTACTAAGGAATTTGGGCATTTATTAGTAGGTTTAGCTACAGAATATAATGAAGCCTTACTTGTAATAGAAAATGCTAATATAGGATGGGCTACTATACAAGTAGCTATTGATAGACAATATTCTAATCTTTATTATTCACAAAAGAGTGGAGAAACCAATGCCAATTCGTATTTTGACAAATATCAAGATCACTCAAAAATGGTAGCAGGTTTTACAATGTCATCTAGAACACGTCCTATGGTTATAGGAAAATTTCAAGAATATATAGCCGATAAAGGTGTAACTATCCATTCAAAGAGGTTAGTTGAAGAAATGAAGGTGTTTATTTGGAAAAATGGTAGGGCAGAGGCGCAAACAGGATATAATGATGATTTAGTTATAGCTTTTGGTACTGCTATGTATATTAGAGACACAGCATTGAAATTTAAACAAAGAGGATTAGATTTAACAAAATCTACATTAAGTAACATGAAAGTTAATAGAACACCTTATCAAGGTAGTTATGGTTTTTCAAAAGGAACAGATAATCCTTACCATATGGACACTAAAGATGGTAAAGAAGACATTAGTTGGTTACTGTAGTAATATTTATAATAATAATAACAAATTATGGCGAATAAAAGCGTATTTTCAAGATTAAAAAGATTATTCTCAACAGATGTAATAATAAGAAATGTTGGTGGAGACCAAATCAAAACAATTGACTCAGGTCATATTCAATCAAGTGGTGAGTATGAAACTAATGCTCTAGTAGATAGATACAATAGAGTATACTCTACTGCTCCTTCATCTTTATATGGGGCACAATTTAATCTGAACTACCAATATATGCGTACGTTCATCTACTCAGAGTATGATGTAATGGATCAGGATGCTATTATAGCCTCAGCTTTAGATATATTAGCTGATGAATCTACTCTTAAAAATGATATGGGTGAGGTATTATCTATACGAAGTGCTAATGAAGATATTCAAAAAATATTATATAATCTATTTTATGATGTATTAAATATTGAATTTAATATGTGGATGTGGATACGTCAAATGTGTAAATACGGAGATTTTTTCTTAAAGTTAGAGATAGCAGAAAAAATTGGTGTTTATAACGTTATACCATATACTGCATATCACATGGAACGACAAGAAGGATACGATCCAGATAACCCAGCAGCAATTAGATATTTATATAATCCTGAAGGTGTAAATGGAGGTGGGAGTATGAGTTCTGGTTACTATGCCGTAAATCAAAACCCAGATAATACAACTGCAATTGTATTTGATAACTATGAAATGGCTCACTTTAGATTAATAGGAGATGTTAATTATCTTCCTTATGGTAGAGCATACATTGAACCAGCTAGAAAATTATATAAACAATATTCATTAATGGAAGATGCAATGTTAATTCATAGAATTGCTCGTGCACCAGAAAAAAGAATATTTTATGTAAATGTAGGTGCAATACCTCCTAATGAAATAGAAACATTTATGCAGAAAACTATTTCAAGTATGAAACGTACTCCAATGATGGATGAAAAAACGGGTGAATACAATTTGAAATACAACATGCAGAACATGATGGAGGATTTTTATATTCCTGTACGTGGTAATGATAACACAACTAAAATTGATACTTCACCAGGATTACAATATGATGGTATACAAGATGTAGAATATTTAAGAGGTAAATTATTTGCTGCTCTTAAAATACCTAAAGCCTTTCTAGGATATGAAGAAGGTGTAGAAGGTAAAGCTACTTTAGCACAACAAGATATTAGGTTTGCACGTACTATTGATAGAATACAAAGAATTATATTATCTGAACTTAATAAAATTGCCTTAGTCCATTTATATACACAAGGATACACAGATGAGTCGTTAACTAATTTTACATTAGATATGACAACTCCTTCTATCATTTATGATCAAGAAAGAATTGAATTAATGAAAGCTAAAGCTGAACTATCTGGTACATTATTAGAACAAGGTTTAGTCCCATCTGATTGGATTTATGATAACATCTACCATTTTAGTGAAGATCAATATGAGGAATATAGAGATTTAGCTAGAGAAGATGCTAAACGTAAATTTAGACTTAAACAAATAGAAGAGGAAGGTAATGACCCACAAGAATCAGGTCAATCATATGGAACTCCCCACGATTTAGCTTCATTATATGGTAAAGGAAGATCAATGTCTGATCCAGGAAATGTACCTGATGGGTATAATGAAAAATCTGACTTAGGTAGACCTAAAAATTCTATTACTAAAAGAAATACCCAAGCAGATAATTTTGGTAAAGATAGATTAGGTACTAAACGTATGAAAGATAAAGACAATAATGGTGGTGATTCTATAAATCCTAAATTTAAAGGTGGCCCATTAGCCCTTGAAAACGCTAATACTGTTTACTTACAAAATAAGCAAATATTTGAAGCAATGGACAATAAAAAACTAGTATTCCAATCCGATAAGGATGACACTACGTTATTAGATGAATCTCAATTGAAGGAACAATAATTTTTATATATTTATAATAAAATATTTTTTGATGAATATTAAACACTCAAAGTACAAAAATACAGGAATTCTATTTGAATTACTAGTACGCCAAATAACGGCAGATACATTAAAAGGGGGTGATTCACCCGCTATTGATATTTTAAAAGAATATTTTGTAAAAACTGAATTAGGAAGAGAATATAAATTATACGAATCTATAGTTAAATCTAAGGTATTATCTGAAGGTAAAGCTATTATAGTCATTAATTCTATTTTAGAGATTAATAATAATCTAAACAGAAAAGCAATTAAAAGGCAAAAATATAATTTAATAAATGAAATAAAATCTCATTACAACCTAGAATCCTTTTTTGGTTATAAGATAAAAGGCTACAAGGAACTAGCTTCATTGTATACTTTAATTGAATCTTATAATTCTAAAAGTAAGGTAGCTACAAAACAAATAATAGATAGTAAAATTACTCTGTTAGAATATTTAACTAAAGATAAACTTAAACTTAAGTCTAATAATACGGTATTAGAAGAATTTTCTGGGTATGATAAGGATGTAAGAACTTTAACTTATAAAATCCTCTTAGAAAAATTTAATGATAAGTATGATTTATTAACAAAAGACCAAAAACAGGTTCTTAAAGAATATATTACTGCTGTAGACTCTACTCCTGATTTAAGGAATTTTTATAACAACAAAATTTTAAATTTAAAATCTACACTAACCGAAATTACTAAAAATGTTAAGGATAAAGCTACTCAAGTAAAAATTACTGAAGTAACTAAATTTTTAACTGAATTGTCTAAAACCGATAAAGTTGGGGATGATAATTTAGTTGATTTGTTACGTTATTATCAATTAGTAAATGAAATACAAATTGTCAATGGCATATAAATATAAACTTAAAGAATTTGAAATAGATGAAATATCTACCACAGGAGGAGGAGCTGGATCAGCAACTTTTAGTGCTGGAACTGGAATGCAATATGCAACACCATATGCCTTTAGAAAAAAAGGTGGTAAGGTAGACGATGAAGCTTATAAAGAATTAGGATATAAGTTAGTAGATGAGTCAGCAGAACAACCTGGTGAAGATTTAGGACCTGGTCCTAAAGCAACTGAAGACGGGGTTAAAGATAATTATTACGTAAAAGCCTTTAAATACAAATTAGTACCTAAAAATAAAAACGGTACTTATGTACAAAAAAATTCAGGACTCGAAGTAAATAAATTATTTTAATATGTATAAGGGTAATATAAAAGAACAAGAAGATAAAGTATCGAAATTCCATGAGGAACGTATAGTTGCTTTTGATAAATTAGAATCTAGATTAATTGAATTAAAAAAATTAATTAAATTAGGTAAAATTGAAACCATAAAATATTACAGAGAAAACCCAAAAAGCTATGCTGTTGTAATAGGCACAGATATGCTAAATGATTATTTTAACGATATAGAAACATTATTACAACAATAGAATTATGAAACAAACACCAAACCAATTATTTGAAAGTTTAAAAAATAAACTTATTAAAGAAAATTATGTAGATTTAAAACCAATATCTTCTTTTGAGGAAACTCCAAAACAAGACTTTGAACTTAAATTTGCTCAATTTATAAATGAGAAAAAAGGAGATTTATCTGAATTAAAGCCTATTGTTGATACAAAAGAAGTAACAAATACCTTAAAGGATTCAGATAGTATATCTGCAGACTCAAAAGCTAAATTTGAGGGTAAAGGATTTCAAGCTTCTTATAAAGTAAATAAAACCATAGAAAATATTGATTCTCATAACTACGATTATGATACTACAGTAGAAAATATTAATAACGTTAATGGTGAAGAATTATTAAAAGGTGTTCAATTAGAAAGCAGCTACAATAGTGAATTAACTCTAGATGAAGCTAAAGAGCTTGTAATTACAAACTTAGCAAAAGATCCTTTACATTATGTAAAAGAAGGACAATTTGGAATTAAAGGTATAGGTTATTCTCAAGCTAAAACACAAAGAGCAGATGGTAAAAGTGCTGGTAGTGGTTATGGAGAAAAACTAAAAGATAGTGATAATACTTGGGACTTAGTAAAAGAAAGTCTTGGAGGTGTAGTTACAAAAGGTAAAAATCCATGGAAAGAAATTATGGAAAGCTGGATGACTGAAGACTTTAATGAAACTAGAGAGAAAGCAATAGAAGCATCTCAGCAAAAGGCTGGTATGAAAGAAGAAGCAAAACCAGATTTTATGGATATTGATGGTGATGGAGATAAGGAAGAATCTATGAAACAAGCTGGTAAAGATAAAAAAGCTAAAAGGCCTAAAAAAGAATCTATAGATACTAAATTAGCTGAAATTGGAAAAGAAGCTGAAGAAGTTAAAATGGAAGCTCAATTAGATTATTTACATGATCACATTCAAGAAAAGTTAGACAGAGTTAGTTCAATCCAAGAAGATGAAAATCTTAGCGAATTAATTGATAAGACTAAGATGAAATTGATGCAAAGAGAAATCAAGGACTTAGAAAGAAAGAAAATGAAGATGGAAAAAATCTATGAAAAATCTTGTGGAAGAAAATATTCCAAAAAGGAAATGGTAGACGAAACAGAAGAAGTAGAAGAAGAGTATGAAGTAGATGAAGAAATGAAAGAACTTGATGAAGCTAAAAAATCATTTAAATAAAAATGAAAAAATTATTAATAGAAACTCATACTGTAAAGATTTCACCTTCCCAACTAACTGAAAATGTTAGTAAAGAAAGTGGGAATCTTTTTGTTGAAGGTGTTTTAGCTACGGCTGAAGTAAAAAATGGTAATGGTCGCTATTATTCTAAACAGTTATGGGATAGAGAAATGGATAAATATAATGAACTTATTGAACAAAGACGTTCAATGGGGGAATTAGATCATCCTGAATCTACAGTTGTAAACCTAAAAAA